GGCTACGACTACTCCACCGCCACATGGGCCGACATGGGCACCAGCACCTGGTCAAGCACGGTTGGGGCCTGGTCGGAGCAGTACGGGGCCACTAGTGCGGCACCGACTCCCGTAGTGCTGCCATCGGCTGCCGTTGTCTGGTCACCAACCTGGACCGCGAACCTCGAGACCATCGTGAATGACGTCACCGTGACCTACGGCACTGCGGATCCACAGGCCAGCGTCACTGTCACCGACTCCGCCAGCATCGCCATACACGGCCCCAACGAGGTCCGGCTGGAGACGGGCCTAGCCGACGTGACCGCTGCGACAAGGCGAGCCCAAGGCATCCTCACCGCCCAAGGCGACCAGCGATACCAGATCGGCAAGGTTGAGGTACTCCTCGAACTGCTGACCGCCGGGCAGCGCACCAGCGTGCTGGGCCTAAAGGCCGGTGCCCGCGTTATCGTCCAGGACCTGCCCCAACCGGCACCATTCAGTGAGTTCTTAGGAGTGGTCGAGGGATGGGGCGAGCTGCACCAGCCCGACCGAGTCAGCCTGACCCTGGCCCTTTCGGATCCCCGGTATTCCTATGCGGTGGTGTCCTGGGGCCAGGCACCAGCCACCGCGACATGGGGCGGCGTACCGATTTCTAATAAGTGGTCCGACATAATTCAGCCGACGGACCTGGACTAGGGAGAAGCATGGCGACAACTACATACGGCACCGAATACGTCCAATCCTCCGACCTGGTCTCAAACTGGCCAGGATCCAGCCTCAACGTGGCCAACCGCATCGACGACGTGAGCCTTAAGGGCAACGGCCTGAACAATCAGACCGGCACCTCTTACACCCTGGTCCTGACCGATGGCGGCAAGAACGTCACGCTGAATAACGCAGCGGCGGTAAGCCTGACGGTGCCGACGAACGCCTCCGTAGCGTTCCCGACAGGGACCGGCATCGGCCTGGCAAACAAGGGCGCCGGCCTGGTCACCGTCGCGGGTGCCGGCGGAGTCACCCTGAGCGGCGCCAGCCTCACCCTGGCGCAGAACGAAACCGGATTCCTGCTGAAACTGGACACGAACACTTGGGTGATGGGCAAAGGTGGTGGTCTCCCAAAAGCCACGTATAGCGCGACGACGGGCAGTCCGTCCGTGGACACGACGTCGCGCCCGGGAAAGACCATTGTCACGTTCAACGGGTCGGGCAGCATTACTACAACGGCCGGGGTGGTGGAGGTGCTGGTCGTCGGCGGTGGGGGCGGAGGTGGCACATCGTCATCCACTGCTCGGACTGGTGGCGGTGGTGGTGGTGGCTCATTCCTCTATCTGGCCACTTTGTATCTCGATGCGGGCACGTACACGATCACTCGAGGCGGCGGCGGTGCTGGCGGTTCGGGGAGTGGTGTGTCATACGGTTCTAATGGCTCGCACAGTTCAATTGGGAGCGAATGTATCGCTGTTGGTGGCGGCGGTGGCGGCGGCGGTGCCGGAGAAACGTTCGGCGGCGTTCCTGGTGGTTCCGGTGGTGGTTGCGGTGGCTCAAACGCCAGCTCCAACGGAGGCGCAGCGACCCAGGGATCGGCTTGTGGAAATGCCGGAGGAGCAAACACCGGTTCATTCACACTAGGTTCTGGTGGCGGCGGCGGTGCCGGTGCTGCTGGATCGGCAGCGGCATCCAACACGGGCGGCAACGGTGGCAACGGTGCAGCATCCTCGATAAGCGGTTCATCCGTCACGTATGCCGGTGGTGGCGGCGGCGCTGGCAACACCACCCAGGGAACGGGCGGTACTGGTGGCGGTGGCGCTGGCAGTAAAACTGCCCCAGTAGCCGGCTCAGCGAACACCGGCGGCGGTGGCGGCGGCAGTTACAACACGGTCACGGGAGCAGCTGGCGGCAGCGGGCAAGTCATCCTGGTATTCGGATAAGGAAAGTCATGGGACATTTCGCATTGATTGACGATCAGAACATTGTCCGCGAGGTCATCGTGGTCGCCAACGCTGCTATGGATGACCTGCCCTTCCCTGACAGCGAGCCCATCGGCCAGGCCATGCTCGCCGAGTCCGGCTTTACCGGTACCTGGCTGCAATGCTCGTACAACGCATCCTTCCGCGGCTGCTATCCGGGCAGCGGGTACACCTATGACCCGGCCCTTGATGTGTTCGTCCCGCCAGCCGCACCCGAGCCACCCGTGGAGCCCTGATGTCCTGGTTCGACTCCCCGCCCGAGATCCTGACCGTCCTGTCCATCGGCGGCGTCATCGTCGGAATCCTGTTCTGGATCATCGACTCCCGCCTGGGCAAGCTGCTGCGCGAGTTCAAGCCCAACGGCGGATCAAGCGTCAAGGACCAGCTGGACCGCATCGAGTCGAAGATTGACGGGCACCTGAATTGGCACCTGGACAGGAGCAACTGATGCTGAAATGGCTGGCGAATTCCCCAGTCGCGTCTTTCCTGAAGATAGCGGCCGGTGCGGCCCTCGGCGGGGTCCTGTCATGGCTCGCCACGGCGAATATAGGACCGCTGTGGGTCGCGGTCGGCTCCGCGGTACTGCCGGTCGCCATAAATGCCCTGAACCCTGACGACCCTCGATACGGCCGCGGTCATCAGCCGCACTACCTTGACCAGGCCAGCCGGGACGAGTTCATCATCGAGGGTGAGCAGTAATGCCACAGCCTCCCCGCCCACGACTGGTAGTCGCCGGCGTCACGCTCCGCCGGCAAGTGGATCAGGCCTTCCCCAAGCGTGACCGGCGCTCGGATGGCTGGATCGGCGATAAGGCACACCAGGCCCGGCAGTCCGACCACAACCCGGACGCCCGCGGCTGGGTGCATGCCCTCGACATAGACGCCGACCTATACGGCCCGAAGCGGCCAGGAGTCGGCCGGGACACCGCCTGGGTCCTGGCGGAGCAGCTGCGCGAGTACGCACGCCGCAAGCGACCCGGATCCGAGCGGCTCAAGTACATCGTGTACCGGGACCAGATCTGCTCCGGCACCTACGCGAACACGTTCTGGACCTGGAGGGGCAAGGGCTACGGGCATATGTCGCACATTCATGTGAGTTTCACTGCAGCGGCCGAGGATGACGGCCTTCTGTTCGCCATTCCCATCCTGCTGGACGGTGCAAAATGATCGTGCCCGGCGTCTTCGATATGCGAATGTGGCAGGGCACGACATGGGATTACAGCCTTACGTGGGAGGACGGGAACCCACCCGCGGCGAAGAACCTCACCGGGTACACGGCCCGATTGCAGGTACGCGCTACAGCCGATGCTGATGACACCGTCATCGACCTGGACAACCTGATCGGCGGCAACGGCGGCATCACCCTCGGCGGCGTGGCCGGCACTATCGCCCTGGCGATGTCGGCCACGAATACCGCCCTGGTGGATCCGGGCTGGTACGTGTACGACCTGGAGCTGGAGAGCAGCGCGGGTGTCGTCACCCGGCTGCTCGAAGGGAAGTTCGCGGTCGTGGCGGAGGTGACCAGGTGACAGACACCGTCATCACCGTCACCGAGCCGGGCGCTACTGAGGTCACGGTGTACGCCGCGACTACGACGGTGCGCACCAATGTGCCGACAGTGCCGAACCCGCGTTATTACGGCAGCCTGATCAGCACCGTCAGCCAGGCCAACCCGATCGCCTCGACGATCAACCTGGTGACTTTCTCGACCCTCGAAGAGGGATCCGGCGTGACGTTGACAAACGGCAACCGCATCAATCTTGCGAACGCCGGCACATACGTGCTGCAACTGTCCGTCAACCTGTCCAAGACTGACGGCGGCCAGGACGACGCCTATTTCTGGCTGCGAAAGAACGCCAGCGACGTCGCAGACTCCACCATGCGGCACAGCCTGGAGACAAACAACTCTCACCAGCTAGTAACCCTGGTCTGGATGGAAACCGTGACGGCCGGCCAGTATCTACAGGTGGCCTGGTCCAGCGCTGACACGGCCATGTCATTGACGTACCAGGCGGCCGGAACGCTGCCGACACGCCCGGCTACACCATCAGTCCACGCTCACATATTCCAGGTGGGGGATTGATCTGCTATGTTGCACATATGGAACACTTGATCACACCGCAGGAAGCGGCCCGGATCCTCGGGGTATCCACCAGCACCGTTAAGCGCTGGTTTGACGCGGGAATGGTCGACGGTGTCAAGCATCCATCCGGGCATCACCGGTACGTCAAGGAATCAGTCGAGAAGCTGCGGCCCGTGCGGATTAGTTCCACGGTGACGGTGATCCATCCCAACGGGGGGGCGGCATGATCCTGGAAACCATTCTTGCCGGCGTAATCGCCACCAGTCCTCTTGACCGGGCCGCCCATATTCCGACCGCCTGGCAGCCTTTCGCACAGTGCGTTTCGGCTCGGGAGTCGAGGCACAGTTACCGTTCACGAAATCCCAAATCCAGTGCACAGGGCCGCTGGCAGTTCCTCGACAACGCCTGGCGCATCCGGGGCGGTATCGAGTGGATCGTCAGCAGGCAGTTGAAGCGGCAGGGCATGGCATGGAGTGACCGCGCCGAATGGGTGCGGCGACTCGATGCCACGCCGATCTACCGCTGGCCCGCATGGGCTCAGGATGCCGCGTTCGTCGGTGTCGTGACCGAGCGGCCTAGCGGATGGCGGCACTGGCATCTGAGCGGTTCCAGGTGCAATGGCCTGGTGCCCAGGAAAACACAACCCAAGGAGAGATGAGATGCAGGTACAGGCAATCGGAAGAGAGTTCCCGGACGGCACCATTTCGGTCGGGAATCCGCCCAGGAAGTACGAGAGCCGCGAGCACTTCCTCGAGGATTACGCCGACGACGCCAACCTCGACGAGTTCGAACTAGCGTTCGATGAAGTGATCCTGCCGGACAGTGGCCGGCTCTTTCAGGTGCTGATCGATGCCTAGGA